TCTTCCGTTTACGGAGGTAATGGTGGCTCTGACGGTTTACCGGGTGGTGGTGTCTATCGGGGGGAAGGCCAAAATCATACCACCAGGGATTTCGGTGAGCCTTCCGGTAAGAGAAACGCTGGAGGAGGAACCGGTTGTTCCCATAGGATGAAGGAATATCATGGCGGTGAAAGCGATTATGAGGAAGGATCTGGAGAGAGCTTTAACCGTCGCCAAGATTCCTACGTGGGAGGAAAAGGCGGTGGTGGCTACGGCGGTGGAGCTGGAGGCACTTTTAGCAATAATGCTTCAACAAGAGGCGGTGACGGCACGGTCGTTATCCGGTATTGGGCGTATGAGGAATAATTAAAAATGTAATGATATGATTTATTTAGTACTTATTTCAATGTTGATTATTGCCTCCTACACGGCGGCAGTGTGTATTAAACAAAAGGGTGTCCCGGCTTCGATCTCGGCAACCTTTTACAGGCTGGAGCATAAGAACTGGTTCATGGCGACCACGTGGCTTACCGCCGGATTGTTGATGCCGGCTATCTTGGAGGTATCTAGGCCGGACACCGAGTTCCTGGCGTTTCTCGCCTGCGCCGGCATGTTCCTTGTCGGTGCCGCCCCCAACTTCAAGGAGGATTTCGAGGGGGATATTCACGAGCTGGGGGCCGTCCTCTGTATCGCCGGTTCCCAACTGTGGGTGATGTACAATTGCCCTTGGTGCCTGCTGGTATGGGTGGCCTACGTGGTCTATACTATCGTGATGATGACTCGGCACGTGTCAGATAGCGTTATCGCGGATTTCTACAGGACGAAGCCTATGTTCTGGGTGGAGATCGCCGCTTTGCTGGCTACCTATATGAGTGTGTTTATCTTGATTTAATCGCTGTTTAAACGATGGTTATTTACAATCAGGCAGGAGACGTTTTACTTGACATCCCGGTGGACGATGACAGCTATCGTTACCGGGCGATAGCGCAAGCGAAGATGGTGGAGCTGCGTTACTCCCTCGTGGATCACGTGGAGCTGCCCACCGGGGCGTATATCGAGTACCAGGGGGAAAGGTACACGCTGTGGTATCCCTCCGATTTCAAGAAGGAGGGAACGAGGATCTTCGACTATACCGTTACCTTCGGCGGCAACGAGGAGGTCCTGAAGAAGTACAAATACAAGTTGCTCTCCGATAAGCCCTACAAGCTAAAGTTCGTCATGACGGCCACTCCGAGGATGTTCGTGGAGTTGTTGGTTGACAATCTCAATCTCTATGACTCCGGCTGGACGGCCGGCACGGTGATCGAGGCCCCGGAGAAACTGCTGTCGTTCAACCATGAGAAATGCTGGGCTGCATTGGGGCGTTTGGCCGAGGAGTTCGACACGGAGTTCGAGATCGTGGGCAAAACTATCAACCTCCGCAAGGTGGAGTATTACAAGGACGCTCCTCTAAAGCTATCCTACGGAAAAGGTAACGGATTCCTTCCCGGTGTAGGTCGTGCGAACCAAGGCGACAACCTCCCCGTTGAGATCCTTTACGTGCAAGGTGGCGGGCGTAATATCGATTACTCGGCCTATGGCAGCCAGACATTGTTGTTACCCAAGTCACAGGAGCTGGAGTACCAAGGCCGACGGTACAAGACCGATCCGGATGGGATGTATGTCACTCGCGCGGACAGGCCCCTTTCCTCTTATAATGAGGACAGCTACGACGCCAGCGATATATATCCATCCCGGGTCGGTACGGTGAGCAAGACCGATACGGAGCCGGGCGAAGACACGGACGGGAACGATGTCACGTTCTATGATTTCTACGACTCGTCAATTCCAGATAACCTGAATTTCGAGGATTGCCTGATCGCCGGCCAGACCATGACCGTGATCTTCCAGACAGGCCGTCTGGCGGGCCGTGAGTTCGATGTCAAGTACGTACACGAGGGGCGTAAGTTCGAGATCGTACCGGCTGAGCAGGACGGCATGGATCTTCCCAACTCGTCCCTGTATCCGGAGGTGGGAGACAAGTACGCCGTCTTTAACATATCCCTTCCCGCCGCCTACGTGTGCGACAACGCCACCAAGACCGGGGCGAGCTGGGACATGTTCCGGGAGGCGGTACGCTACCTTTACGAGCGTGAGGAGCAACAATTCACCTTCTCCGGGTCCCTGGACGGCATCTGGGCCAAGAAGAACTGGCTGGCTATCGGAGCCAAGCTCGTTCCCGGGGGATATGTCGATTTCTCCGACACCCAGTTTCAGCCGCAGGGCATATTGATCAGAATTACGGGAGTCCGGGATTACATCAATAAACCGCATAGTCCGGAGCTTGAGCTATCCAACACGCCGGTAGGCGGTTTCCTGTCCGATGAGCTGGGCAAGCTGGAGAGCGAGGAGGTGACGAACGAGACACGACACAAGCAGGCCGTATCGTTCACCCTTCGCCGTTGGCGTGATGCGGTGGAGATGCAGGGGATGCTGGAGAAAGCGTTCAAGGATTACGGCAAGGGGCAGGCGATGTCGTGGCTCCGCACCATGTCGGTACTGGTGGGGCATGAGTCGTTGCAGTTCCGTTTCGTCAACCGTATTCCCACGGAGGACGGACAGGCGGTCACCGAGGTGGATCATGCCTTCACGTATGACGGGCAGAGACGTACGCTTACCACCCCCTCCGGGATCTTGCAGCACATGACATTGGGGATAGACTCGCTCGCCCCCTCCCACAAGGTAACCGAGTACAAATACTGGAACATGGCGGCCTATACGTCTCCCTATCTGGGGGATGACACGGAGGCCATGTACCTGTACGCCCGCTGCGCCAAGTCGGGATCGGCGGGCACGTTCTTGTTGAGCAAGGAGCCGATGGACTTGGACGACGGCTCGTATTACAACCTCCTTTGCGGGGCTTTGAGTACAGAGGTGGACGGCCAGCGTAGTTTCTCCACGCTTTACGGCTTCAGCGAGATAGGCCCGGGATGGATGCGGCTGAACAAGATCATTAACATGGACGGCACGCAATATTGGGACATGCTGTCGAAGGCGTTCCGGATCGGCGATGAGAACGCCTTCCTCTCGTATGACCAACAAAAAGGACTCATGCTGAAAGGCAGTATCTACCAATCCCCATCGGGTGAGATCGACTATCCGGAGGTGGATCGGGGCGCTTACTCCGATAAGCTCGTCTATTATCCCGGTGATAAGGTGTCTTACGATGGCAACGTGTATAAATGTACCTCCCAGACCACGCCCGGTATCGATCCCACGAACACGAGGTACTGGAAGAAACTGGTTGCCAAGGGGACTAACAGCTTCAAGAGCACGGTGTTCATCCGTACGAACGCCACGCCTTCCGCCCCTGTGGGCGGCTCGTACGCCTCCCCGTTACCGACCACGGCGGGATGGAGCGACGGGATACCGTCCGGTGAGGCGATATTGTGGGCTTCCACCCGTATCTTCTCGTCGGACGGCAAGGATCCGCAGCAAACGGTATGGACGACCCCGAGGCAAATGACGGACACGGCCGATTTCGACGTGGAGTTCTCATCCGTAGCGAACCCGTCGGCCCCAAACGGTCATCCTAATACCAATACCCAGTGGAGCGACACCCAAAGTACGGACACGATCTGGATGGCCACCAGCACCAAGAGAAACGGGGTATGGAGCGCATGGAGCGTATCCAAGATCAAGGGAGAGGAAGGCAAACCGGGAAAGGACGGGATAGACGGCACGGATGGCGAGGACGGGAAAGACGGCGATCCCGGTCCCCGTGGCGATCGTGGCCCCCGCTGCACCTACCGTGGCGATTACGACTCAAGCGCTACCTATAACGCCAGCTCCAAGATTACCGATATCGTATCGATCAAGAATAGCGATGGCACCCGCTCGTATTATGTGGCTAAGGTGGATGATAACGAGCCTACCTTCAAGGGGAAACATCCGACCAATACCGCCTATTGGGACACCTTCGGGGCGAACTTCTCCAGCGTGGCGACCGATTTGCTGATGGCACGGAAGATAGCTGCCTCGGAGATTGACGTGGAGGAGATCTTCGCGAACTTGGCAAGGATCGGAAACTTCACCATCACGAACGGGTCACTGATCGTGGATACGTCCGTCTCGGATCGTACCCAGATAACGTTCCCGAGAATGCTGACCATCGGGAAGACCACGCAGTTCGCCGGCCAGTTCGGAGACCGTAGCTCATGGGGAGGTGTCTTCTTTGAGGGATTCGGCCCCTATTTTTATGACATGGGGGTAGAGAAAGTGTTGTACAGGGAGGGCACGGGGGTCGTATTTAACGCCCCGGGCGGGAGATACCCGTTCTTGGGGGTACGGATCGATAACGGCAACGGTATCTATGGCTGGAACAGTCCCGGGAATATAGCCAACCTGTACATCAACAAGGACGCCGCGAGCACGGCCCATGTGTATATCACCAATTACCAAGGCTTGACCTCCTCGGACATCCGCCTGAAGAGCGTCTTCTTCGATATCCCGGACGTGCTGGATAAGCTGGAGGGTATCTCCGCATTCTACTACACGATGAAGGAGGACGAGGACAAGATCCCTCGCATCGGCGTGTCGGCGCAAGCCGTCCGAGAGGTTCTTCCGGAGGCGGTACAACTCATAACACCGGATAACGGGGATTCCTATTACGGCGTGGATTATATCCAGATGTTGACCGCATTTGGGATCAACGGGATCAAGGAGCTTCACGCCAAGGTCAAGACACTTGAGAAGAGGGTGGAAGAGTTGGAGAACAGATAGAAAATATTATAGGCCTTATCGGGGGCGGACCAATAAAAGCCCCCGTATATATTAAAAGAAAACGAGTTATGGGAGTTGATTTGAATACGATATTGGCGATAATCGGTGCGATGGGCGGGATCGAGGGGATAAAATGGGGCATCCGTGCGTGGGTGAACCGTAAGACGAACGCCCGTATAGCGGACGCTCAAGCTGACGTGGAGGAGTTCAAGGCCCTGCGTGAGTATAACGAGTTCTTGCAAAAGCAGTTGTCTGAGAAGGAGGAACGGTTCGTTGAGCAGACCGGACGGCTCCGGCAGGTGCAGGACGAGCTTTTCACCTTGAAGGAGAGTTATTCGGACGTGAAGCTAGAGCTCGCTTTGAAGAGGTGTGAGAAAAAGAAATGCGGCGATCGTGAGCCGCAGAACGGTTATTAATGAGGGAGGATAAGGAATGAGAAATAACAATTTACCCCGGGGATTACGTAACAACAACCCCGGGAACATCAGAAGGAACAGCGATGTTTTCCAAGGCGAGATACGTCCGAGCAAGGACAAATCATTTAAGCAGTTCGAGACGATGCCCTATGGATACAGGGCTATATTCCGGATATTGCGAAACTATCATAACAATTACAAGCTGGACACGATCCGCAAGATGATTGGAAGATGGGCGCCGGAAAACGAGAATGATACGGATGCCTACATTAAGGCCGTATCCGATTACGCCGGTATCCCGGCTGATGATCCTATCAACATCAACGATCGTGAGCAGATGATCCGAATAGTAGCGGGGATGAGCAAGGTCGAGAACGGTAGGGAGGCCGAAATGTCGGACGTTATAGCTGGATGGAATTTACTTTAACAATAACAAGACCTAATGCTGTAGAGGTAAGCGTAAAATAAAATGGTAACTAAAAACATGACATTTGGAGAAGCTTTAGAGGCTATCAAAAAAGGAGAGTTGGTTTGTCGTGAAGGATGGAATGGGAAAGGCATTTTTATTTTTCAGCGTCCTGAAGATTGTCTGTCTACGGATATGGTCGTGAATAAGGTTAAATCCCTACCTGATGCTGTCAAGAAATGGGTTGCTAGTAAATATGGAGACTCGGAAACGGACAAGATCAAGTTCACGGCTTATTTGTGTATGAAAGCCGCTGATGATACTATCGTAAATGGCTGGTTGGCATCTCAAACGGATATGCTAGCTACGGATTGGATGATCGTTCGATAGATGAAACCGTGGCATATCATATTAATACTAGTGTGCTTGGTAGCCAGTTTCACGGCTGGCTACCATATCCGGGGGGATGTGACTGATAAAGTCGTGTCTAAATCTGATACCGTATTAATAACCGACACGATCCATGACAGTATCCCGTATCCTGTTTACGAGACATTGGTGCGGACGATACCAGAGCCTTTTCCTGTCTACATTACATTAGACGGTGACACGATTAAGGAACCTATATATGTCCCGGTGCCGATAACCAGCAAGGAGTACAAGACGGATGATTACCGGCTGTCAATATCCGGCTATAAGCCTAATCTTGATTACATCGAGGTTTATAGAAGGACTGAGTATATAACCAAGACGATCTCCCCCCGTAGATGGGGAATCGGTGCGATAGCCGGTTATGGGATCGGAAAGCATGGCTTGTCACCCTATGTCGGGATAGGCGGGTTTTATAGAATTTGGTGAGGCTTCCATGGCTCACGCCCGAGAAACCTCTGATAATAGAATGAATGCGTTATATGAATAACAAGGGCTGACGTTTTTTTGTTCATGATTAATTTAATATTAGTTTGATGGTGACTTCGTGAGAACGAACCGGAAAGGGAAGATAAAGAAAAAAGAATCTTCCCTAAATAATCGGATCGGAAGTTTGATTATTTTTTCATGCCACGCACGACGGGAAGATTCTTATAAGTCTTTCTGCCGTGCATTTTTTGTGCCCGGCTTTGATAGTAAAACAAACCACGAAATAAAAAGTTTATGAATTATGAATAAGGTGGAAATTTTTTACAAAAAAGTGATAGAGGCAGTCTGCAAGGAGTGCGGAACCGATCCGGTAATGATGTTTAGCAACAACAAGGAGAAGAACGTTGACGCTAGGGGAGTGGCTATAACCATACTGGCCGATCGCAAGTTGAGCGACAATATCATATCCGATCTGACGGGAATGACGAGGCAAGCCGTGAACCGGATGCGTAACTTGTACCCGGACAGGATAAGGAGGAGTTATTTCCTGAGAGGAGTATTAGAAAGCGTGAAGGAAAAATTAGCTATAGAAAATCCTCTATATTCGTGAACTTTTTTGACCTTAAAATAGTTGTATATACGAAATGATAGAAAAATAGTTATCGTTTTGTTTGGAGATAGTAGAATTATAGTTACCTTTGCCCCTGTCAAACCTTCGTTGTTTGTTATCTTTTTTTATAATTAAAAAAGAAAGGAGGCCAAATGGTAATGAGAGTCAAGGATGTTATATCCTTACTTGAAGAAAACGGATGGTGTTTTGTCCGGATGCGTGGAGATCATAGGATTTACTATAGGAAAGGAGCCAGAAGACCCATAGTAATTCCGGGTAATCTCAACGATGATCTAAAGGAAGGGACGTTGAATTCCGTTTTAAGGGAGGCAGGACTTAAATAGTCCTGCTTATGCCGCCTCCAGAAAACTTTTGAATTAATACATGAAAAACATAAAAAGAAAAAAAGACAAAAATGTATGCACACACTAAGAGTTATCATTGAACGGGCCGACAATAATTACTCGGCTTATATTGATGGTTTGGACGGTATAATAGCTACCGGTAAAACTATTGATGAGATAAAAATGGGTATGATAGAATCTATTGATACCTTTGTTTCGGAATGTGAGGAGCTAGGCTGTGATATTCCGGAAGAGTTGCAAGGTGATTACGAGTTGGTGTTTAAAATGGATGTACGGTCTTTGTTGGAATTTTATTCTGGCATATTTTCAAAGGCTGGTTTAGAACGTATTACAGGGATAAATCAAAAACAATTATGGCATTATGCTTCTGGAGGAAGAAATCCTAGACCCGAACAAAGCTTAAAATTGGAAAAAGCCTTGCATAAATTAGGAGAAGAGCTCCTTTCCATATCATTATAAAGCCTCCCTTAAAAGGTAAAAGCGTCGTCAACACAAATTGGCGGCGCTTTTTTTGTCTCATCCCCTTCCGCAAAGAACTAGCAACAACCTCGCAATAAGCTAGCAAGGAGATATTTATTTAGCAGAGCACTTCTCATGATTTTTGTCGTGTCCGGTAATGGTGCCGGATTAACGACAAAAATTAAAGATAATGGATAGAAATTATTTTATCGGTACTCCCGAAGGAGGTAATTCCGGTGGAAGTAAGTTTGACATCATGGCCTTTCTCCCGAGCTTGATGGGTGGCGGTGGAAAATCATTGGACCCCAATTTGGTAGCGGCTTTGATGAACAATAAGGGCAATCAAGACGCTTGGGGCGGTGGTGGTTGCTGGTGGATCTGGATCATCCTCCTGTTCTTCGTATGGGGAGGCTGGGGTGGCAACGGCTTCGGCAACAACGGGGCTAACGGATTACCGGCTCAATTGAACAATGACGCTGGTCGTGAATTGTTGATGAACGCTATCCAAGGAAACGGAACGGCTATCAGCCAATTGTCATCTTCCTTGAATTGCTCAACCCAACAATTACAAAACGCTATCTGCCAGATCCAAGGACAGATCCAGAGCGTGGGTAACCAAGTAGGCATGAGTTCCCAACAAATCATTAACGCCGTCCAAAGTGGTAACAATCAATTATTGAGCCAGATCGCCGAGTGCTGCTGCACGGTTAACAACAACATCACTAAGATGGGCTACGAGAACCAATTGGCTAGCTGCAACCAGACAAACACGCTGGTGAATACGATGAACAACAACACGTTGACTCTCCGTGACTCAGGTCTGCAGAACACCCGTGATATCATCAACGAGGTTCGTGATTTCAAGAACTTGTATCAACAAGACAAGATGGATCGCTTGACGGCGGAGAACCTAGCCTTGAAAGGACAGATCTCCCAAAGCAACCAGAACGCCTATTTCGCCGCTACTCTACAGGCGCAGACCGCCCCTCTAGGTAACGCCTTGGGTGATTTGAGCTCAAGATTGGCCAAGATCGAGTGTAACCAGCCGGAGGTGGCAAAGGTTCCTTACTCCCCCGTGGTAGGCATACCCACTTGCGTGGCCGCCCAGTACGGATTAGGCCTAGGTCTCGGTAACTGGGGAAACTTCGGCAACGGATGGGGATAATGAGTTAATAACCTAAAAATAAAGAGTTATGGCATTCATTAGTCCTTTCATAATGGCGAACAAGAACGGTATCCCACGTTTGGAGAGCACGGGCGTTACGGTCGGGACGACCAACGTTCGTTTCTCCTTCCGCAATCACCCGTTCCTGTCAGCCCCGTTTAGCGGGTTGATCTTGTTCCGTCTGGCCCAGCCTATCCCGGCTGGTACTACCGGGACGTTGCCGGTAGTGTTTGACACGAACGGCTCCACGCAGGCGCTAACGACCATTAACGGCGCAGATGTCACGGCATCCGATATAACCGGCACCGGAATCTACTTGTGTTACTATGAGTCGGGCAATAATACGCTCCAGATAATGACGGGAGTGGTGTGATAGAGTATCAACGAGAGACCGGAGCGATCCGGCTCTCATAAAAACCAAGAAATATGTTCAAGAATCAGAGACAAGGGAATCCTTTATATATCCTTCATAAGGGGAATACGCCGTTTTGTGAGGTTGGAAGCATAGTCAGCGTGTCCCCTCCGAGACCGGAGAATCCAAATTTCAATATGTATGGTCCGCAAGCTAAAATCGTGGTGGACATAAAGGCCAAGGTAGGTGAGGACAACGTCAGCTTCTCCAACGTCTTGTCCGACGTTACCATTACGGATTACCCCACTACAAACGGGGAGAAACTGGTTGTGTCATGCGATCTAGGTGCCCTGAATACGGAGATCAACGCCATGATGCAGCAAAGCCGACAGGCACTTGACAGCATCGATTACCATAAATCCGTGATTGAGGGGTGCGAGAAGATGCTGGTAATACTGAACCCAGAGTTTGCCCGGGAGAAGGAGAGGGAGAGTGAGATCGCTAACATGAGAAACGAGATGTCCGATCTGAAGGAGGCTAACGCAAGGTTGGTTGCCATGATGGAGCAACTTGTCGGTTCCGTGAACGGTAATAATAACAAGAATAAAAAAACAGAGTGATATGGGAACATATAGCAGAAAACTGAGAGAGCTGATCGAGGAATTCGACGCCATGGAAGACGAGGATATGTTAGAACTGGCGAAGGAGGCCTATAAGCTTGGATGTAAGGAAGGAAAGCGGAAGGCCATGGAAGGCTATGGCAACCGCATGGAGGAAGACGAAGACGATGAGTTCGAGGACGACGACGAGTTCCGTGAGATGTGGGAGCGTGGCGGCTACGGTAACCGTGGCGGCGGTCGTGGATCATCCGGTGGCGGTTATGGCAATCGCCGTGGGGTGCCGGGCACCGGACGCTACTCGAGACGATATCGTAGATAACCATGAGGGGGGACCGGTTTCCCCCTCCTAAAAAACAGAGGAATATGAGACTAGATATGTATGATGATTTCCCTTCCGGGATGCGATCCTACCTGAAGGCGTATGGCTGGCATTTTTCCAAGGCCATGTGCGATTGGGCCGTATCCATGATGGAGAAGGAGGACGGAAACGGGAAGAAGGTCAAGATAACCCCTTTCACCAAGGAGCAGGTGGATGAGATGCTGAAGAAGTATAGCGTTGACGTGAAGAAAAAGGGTGGATACGATTATGTTTACGCCGCCAACATGTGCAAGGCCGATTACCTTGGCTCCTCCGTGCCTAACGAGCAGTACGCCGCTCTTTATGTCAAGAACGTCTGCGACGATCCGGACGCTTACGACGGGATAGTGTTCACCCGGTTCTACGCTGATTGCATCGGGTCCGGCACGCCTATAATCTGGGAGGAGATGATGTGATGGGAGGCTGGGGCTACATACTGAGGATATTGAAGGGAGAGTCCCCCAAGGACGTGCTGGCGAGTATGCCGGAGAAGGATTTTGACAAGGTATCCGAGGTGGTGGGCAATCTCAAGGCAACCAATCTCACCCGGCAACAAAGGAGGAGGATAGAGCGGGAGTTCAAGACGGTAAGGAGATGATACGACGGGATTACCATATCAAGAGATACGATTGGGTGATCCACGTGCTGTATAACGTCACCTGCTCGAGGACATCCGATATCATAGCCCTATTGAGGAGGGTCGGTTGCCCGGAAAGCAAGATACGGGAGGCTTATGGCAACGTAGGCTCCTGCAAGCTGGACGTGGGACTTACTTATTCCAACTACCGGCGAAGGGAATCCGTCATGGTGATAGGCCGGACCTCGTCCTATAAGGAGTTCGCCAATTCCCTGTTCCATGAGTGCCGCCATTTGACGGATCATATGTCCTTGGCCTTGGATATGGAGATCGGAGGGGAGCCTATCGCTTACTTGGCTGGCGATATAGGAGCCTTGATGTCCGATGAGATAAGGATGTTCATCTGCGATTGCCATCGTCACAGGAACGATATAAACGATGAGTTATGGGAAAGAAAAAAGAAGATAAAAAGAAAAAGGAATCCGTAAGACGGGAGATAGACCGCCTCACGGATTCCTTGGATTTCGAGCCTGTCAACTTCTATGAGGTGATGGCTCGGATACGGCACTTGATGTGCCTGTTATGATTTGGTTTCTTGCGCCTTAAAGTTATAGACTGGTCTTATAACATCTATAATTTCGACAGTATCCGTAATTGCATCCATGATCTCTTCCATGGACTTGTACGCTTGTGGGGCCTCGTCTATTGTGGCCTTACTTACAGAAGTTGTGTATATTCCATTCATGGATTCTTGGTATTCCTCCATGCTGAGTAACTCCTTTGCCTTGTTCCGACTCATCAAACGTCCGGCCCCGTGCGGCGCTGAATAGTTCCAGTCGGGATTTCCTTTCCCGATACAGATAAGAGATCCATCACGCATATTGATAGGAATGAGTAACTTTTCTCCAATCTCGGCGCTTACAGCGCCCTTTCTAAGGATCATACATTTAAAATCAATGTAGTTATGTATGGTTTCAAACCTGCTTTCCTCTTTAAATCCCATTCCTTTGATGATAATAGCCGCCATGGTAGCACGGTTGAGCATCGCAAAACGTTGTACTATTGCCATGTCATTAATATAGTCGTGAAAATCACTACCTGAAAGATGCGCTAGCTCTTTGTCCTTACCGGGAATAGAAATGTTCTTAATCGCTTCCTGAATATCCCTTTCCCTACCTTCTGCTTTCAATCTGGCAATAGTATTACGTACCTCTATCGCCCGATCACTTTCTGTATTTGCAGCCAAATTTTGATAGTGCTTACAAACATCGCCTCCCAGCTTTCTACTGCCAGAGTGAATAACCAAATAGTACCTATGGTTTCTTTCTGAATAGTCCACCTCTATAAAATGATTACCGCCTCCAAGCGTACCGAGTGATAGATAAGCCCTATTTAAATCTACTTGCTTCGCACATCGTAGGTTTGAAAAATCAAAATTCTCCTTTTGGGTGTCATGTATATCAAACCCATTGGGAACCATTTCCCTTATAACGGAATCCAATTTCTCACAGTCTATGGATTGATCTGCCAATTCCACGGTAAGCATACCGCAACCAATATCCACCCCAACTAAATTTGGGGTTACCTTATCGGTTATTGTCATTGTAGTACCGACAGTACATCCCTTACCAGCATGGCTATCTGGCATTATTCTAATAACTGAATTCTGATAAGCCTCATAGTTTGCGAGTCTTTTAACTTGCTCATAAGCTTCATATTCAAATGTCTCGGCGAATACTTTCACCTCGTTTCCTGTGTCCGATTTTATAATTCTCATAAAAAATATTTTTTGCAAATAAACAATAAAAGTTTAAATAAACTCATGGATTCTTTGATTTGATTAACCCATTAAGTATCTTGGTCGCCAATAACGGATCTTTATCCATTAAAATGTTCCATGCTTTTATTCCGGGTTTCACCCTAGAATAATGATGTAGCACTATATTGTTGGCTTTATCCAGTCTTCCGGTTCCATATATCCATAACATCCCGGGATATAACTGGAAGTTTTTCATTATCTTCTTTGCTTGTCTTAATCTCATGATTTCAATTTATTTATTATTTAATGATTATATAGTCCCCGCAATCTTCAATATACTTTATTCCGGCACTATCAAGAGTATTCTCTATGTCCACTTGGCACAGGCAAGATTCCGGTATGATATTGTCATACCCTTCCGCTGGGATCATTTTCGTGATTTGCGGGAAATGATCCTCTAGTTGTTTAGGGGATTGTATTTCTACATCCCCGTCGTAAATAAGTACGCACATGTTATTAGAGGTTAAATTATCGCTGTTTGAAAATCTGGAGTATCATTTATATTGAGGCTATTCACGATATCTACTCCGCACCAGTCTTCTGGATCACCATTCTTTTCACCATCCACAGATACATAACCGATACCCTCTATCATGTTTTCTGTGCCGAATGCAGTGATGTACCATGCTATCTGCCGGAGCATATCTTCTTCACTAGCACCGTCCTCTATCGCATCTCTATAACTTTCAAGTGCAGATTTAAACTCTTCTGATTCCGGATCATAGGTCATACTGATTGTAGTACTAACCTCTATATCTATTTGTTTCATGATTTTTTAATTATAATGTTATTACTTGTTCGTAGGTGAGCGTCCCCTTATACCCTCTGGCCTTCAATTCCTCGATAAGCTCCCTTGGCTTGAATTTTGCCAGATCCGGATTGGTGAACACTTTCGTCAATCCCCCCCTTCTTCTCTCTGTATCGGTCTTCTTAGAGGCGTTATAGGCTTTTATACAAGCCTTGCAGTAGCAGCGAAGCCCATCCTCCGCTGATCTGTCCTTATAAAAGTTATCTATCGACAATTCCTTGCCACATTTTCTACATATCTTAGTCTCCATGATTAGATGTTTTAATTTGTACTTTGATTGTGCTATTCATGATCTCTTAATTATGAGCCTTACATTAAGGCTCGGTTAATACTATTCCTCAGATCGAGTATAGGCATCCAATGGGTAACACAAATTTTATCACCATTAGTATCATACCATTCATTACATTCTCTGCAATACCAACCCTGTTGTAAGTATTTAAAATAATCAGTACACCAGCAGCCAGTTATTACCAGATCTTCATCATCAGGTAACTTATCTTTTGTGCTTATCCACGGGAATTGCTTTGCCTGCCATTCGGCACCTGCAATAAATCCCTGATAATACGCAGGGAATGCACTACCGCTACTCCTGCTTTCAGCGAAGAGATGAGCCGCTTCCTCTACCGTCTGTCTCTTATCAATATCTCTTTCCATGATTTTAAATAATATTTAAATATTGCTAACCACACATTGTTAGTACACGGTAAACCTGTATATTTGCATTGCGTTTGGTTGGAACATTAACACCTCCAATCTGGTGAACTGTCATTCACCTCCTTGTCCTATCTCCCTTGTCCGAGAAAAGACACAAGCCCATTGTCCTGTAACTTTGGGCTTTTTTTAGTTTCGCTTGACAGGGCGTAGCTAAATATAGCTTGACGATGCAGGTCGTCAGGCAAATCGGAAAGGAGGTGTTTAATGTGGAAGACCAAACGCGCGAAGACAGCAAGACTCGTATTTTCTGTCGCTACATAGTAAAGAATGGTAAGAGAATCTATCCTAAGACCTCTCGTTACTTCTCTTTCTTGGTGAGCGATAAAAAGTAAGCCTAGCTGTTTTTTAGGAGATGTGCAGGCATCTCCTTCCTTTATTAGTCTATAAGCGTTACCTTAATCATTTGATCCTCCTTTCTCTAATATATCCTCACAAGCTCTACTATCGCACCTTACCGGCTTTTGATGGAAGGCGCACCAAGCTTCCCCGTTAGCGTCTTCATACTCGATAAGTCGGCAATCGCCGCATTTATCTGTTAGGAATTTCTTGTCAAGGTATCCTTCCTTGATAAGCCATTTAATCATATTCACAACAGCATCTAAGACATTATTTTCCATAACCTCGTGCTTGCAGTCGTATCCCAGTTCTGTGTATTGGATGAACCAATACACGCTATCTTTTGTGATTTCCAAGCTTAAATCGGGGCGGTTGCGTTGTGAAATCGTGGCAGGAAGCATGTCTATCATCTTGGATAGAGACCAAGCGGGACAATCGTCTTGATATGAATGATCGTAATCAGGGCTATCTCTAAGAAGTACACTTTCTGTCAAAGTGCATGTCTCTCCGTATACATTATAGAAAAACTTTCCTTTTTCGTCTTTACGGATATCCTCCCATGGTGCTATATTGCTTTCATCGTCAACATATAGTAAAACCATGTCCGCCGTCTCCGGTCTTATCCCGGCCTCTAATAGCCGGGATGATTGTTCTTTATTCGTACAAATTTGATTCATATTATAATTCGTTGTTAAAATATTTCTTATTATCTATATCTTCCCTCAATTTTTCGATGTAAGAAAAATACCATTCACGTGTTTTCTCCTTGTCATTCCCTACGTATAATAAACCAAAAGGGTCGTACTCTATAAACTCCTCGGTCTTGCAGAAAGGGCAGGGGACATCCCCGCCTATGGTCAATCCCCCAACCTCGCTATCATATGAGTCAAGATCCCATAGATAGCCGTCACAGCATATTGCGTCTGGATAAGATGCACCGAAAAAGGGAAACTCGGGACATTGTTTTATTTTCTCTTCCATATCTACCCCTCCTGTATTATGACATCCCCATCCTTATCCGTGAACACGTCCACTAAATCGTAGTAATATTCCTTATCCGACGTGCGGATCATTACCTCCGCTTCCGGGTCTTGCTCTTGGAGAAGAGCGATTAGTTCTTTATTTCTCATATCAATTTGGATTAAATAGTTAATTACCCGGCTTTCTCAAAAGCCTTATTGAACACCCTCGGATCAAGTATAGCGTTCGTTATCGCCGTGAACGCCTTCACGATCTCGGGCTGCTCATTTAAGTTTATTTTCACGTCCTTCCCGGTGACCTCGCTTGATAACCGGTCACTTAGGAACTCTACCCTGCCCAAATCTAGATAGGACAGGGGATTGTACGCCAACGGGACGATCCCCCGCATCCTTTCGCCGAAATCGTATATCGTGATCCTAGACATCTGCGCAATCATGTTTATCGTGGATGACAAGGATGCTATCCTGTTCGCCGAACCGGATACCCCGTGATCCAGCAATATCTGGCTGATCGTGTAGTAATACCGGTCTATATGAGGCTGCACGTCCTCCTCCATGCTTTGCGTTATCTCGGCGAACGCCTCCTTGTTGGCCTTGGCTATCCGGAAGATGTTGGTGTTATAAGCGTTTATCCCCCTCTCGATAGCGTTGGCCGTCCGTTTTGCGTTATGCCTGTAGTGCTCGCTATTCCTTATGGCCTCCATGAGTGATACCGTGTAGTTATACACTTGGTCGTTCAAGAAAAGCACCATGTAGGTTAGCGAGGTGACAAGGCCGTTCGTGTCCTTGTCGATCTCTTCCCAATCGTTGTATTGCTTCATGACTTATTTATCGAATTTGATTTGGTACAGGTGGAAACAATTCTCGTGCAGGTTAACAAATTCCTTACGTGGAGGGAATATCTGAGCTACCTGCATGCTGTCCGGCATAAACTTGTATCGTATCTCTTTCAGTTCGTAATATCCGAGCGTGTGATTGGCTGATACGGACAGATGCCATTCACCCATTTCCTTATTTATGAGAATATCCTTTCCTTTGTAGGTGAACATACCCGTCTCGTAGACTCCGTACTCATCCTCGATATGCTCATATATGAAATCGATCGGAAGCATCGTAAATGCCATTGGTAATGGCCGTTTATATTTCTTCAATTCCTCATTTGTCATTTTCTCTGTTTTTTAATTTATCTCATCATAGATGAATGCAGTTTTCAACTATGATGAATGTCTTTCTTTAGAAAACTAAGTATATGTTGTATAACCTTGATAGTCCATCCATTGCCCAACAAACGGTATATCTGCGTATCAGAGCAATCCCATTTGTACCAATCAGGAACGGTTTGTAGCCTAGAGCACTCGATCGGGGTCAATCTGCGGATAGATAATGTCTCCACTAGGGTCATGCCATTAGCTTGTGATCCTTTATATGAGGAGGCCAGTAATGAGTTCGATTTTCCGTCTTGATCTTTCAAGTTTCTTTCTTGTCGTACACTAAGTATGGCATGGTTTCTTCCGCTTATCTCGGCTAACAAGGCCGGACATTGTCCATTCGCATCATATACCCTGTTTTGTTGATATGGCTGGATACCCCCGCTTTCCTTACTCTCATTTAACTGGATAATCCTATGGAGCACATTGTTCTGTTCCCATGCGTTTGACGATAAGGTTGGTGCCTTGCCATGGAAAACATTACCCTTATTATTGCCCCTAGGTCTTTGCAGGATCAGGTCCATATCCGAATGGTTCCCTGATCCATGGCCTCCAGCTAAGAGACATGAGGCTTTGGTTTGATCTCTCCTTAACGAACCAAAAGTATTGATGATTTGGTAATTATGCCTAGAATCAATGGATCTCCCGGTCGAACTTCTTTGGCATGTTGCCTTCCCGTTTACCGAGATAAAGGTCCCGGTGTTATTGCATGTGCCAACGGCCATCAAGGAGACCGCTTTATCCCCGTCGATCTGGGTGAATCGTTTCTCCATATGTTTATCGTTTGAGATATACCTAATGGCCTTCTCGCTCAGGTAATATTTCTCGTCAACCTCTTCCTCCAAGATATCCCTTAACAATATACCCTCGTCCTTTGGCTGCGGTATGTCGGAGTGGATCTCCCTGAACAGTCCGACCTCCCTTGTCCTTATGTTCGTCCAATACCACCGGTTCCGGTTCTGGGCCGACACCAAATTTGAGTTTATGTTGACTGGATGAACACCGCAATACTCAGTAATTACCCGCATGTGCTCTTTCTTCATGTTCACGTTCTCAAGCAAGAAGAACACATCCGGGTTCAATGCCTTCACATGGTTCAGTATGTCCACGAATACGAAGAAGAGCTTGCTTCGAGGATCATCGAAAGCCAGTTGTTTGCCGGCGAAAGAGAATCCTTGGCAAGGACTTCCTGCCAGTATGAGATCTATCGTTCCCCAATCTATCTCCCATTCCCTCCACTTGGTCACGTCCCCTAAATGTATCGTATCCGGGAAGTTCAGCCTCGTTTGGGATATGGCGAACTTGTCGATCTCGCTCGCATAATAATGCTCCGGTTCAATCCCGAGTTCTCTTAATGCGATCCTACCACAAGACATTCCGTCAAATAAGGATAAAACATTCATGTCTCTCTTGTTTTAGCAAAAACTACGCTTTCATGATCCGGCCTCATATGGGCCATGCAAGCCTTGCTGTACTCGCAATCCCTAGCTCCATCGCCCCGGAACAGGCATCCCCTGCATACGACCGCTTTCCCTTGGTATATTGCCTCGAAGCGTTTGACTTGCACCCTGTTTGTCCCGACTTGGATAACAAAGCCGGTAGGGGTGTTTCTCAATCTCTCTGTTATTTCCATGTTATCTTCTCCTGCTTTCTCCGTTTAGGATTATCACGTTAAAACTCTTGAACCTGTCCACCAGCCTAGTTCCGAACCGATTCTTGAAATCCGTGACGGATAGGTTGGAAGTGATATGATACTTCTTCTGATGGGACTGGTATATCTCGTACCTCGCGTATAGGAACTCGTCTATTACGCTGTTAAGGCTGGTGCCGTAGCTTTTCTGGTTCTCCGTCTCAAGACCGATATCGTTAAGGCAGATATCGAACGGGTTCCCTTCCATGCTCCCTTTCCCGGCCTCCTCGTTGTACGTGAACCTGTCTATGTGACCATGGATCTTGTAATAGTTCATCATCTGGGTCACGGATAGGTTTACGAAGCGTTTGGGGTTATCCGTCAATTTCAGGTAATCGGCGAATATCTGCATCATGAGCGTTTTGCCCGTTCCCGGATCTCCCACGATAAGGAGGTTCTTGTGCAGCTTATAGTTCTCCTCCGGAAATACGGACTCGGCCAACGGGCAATCGTTGAAATAATACAACAGGAATCTCAAAACCTTGTCATTCCCCCTGTCTGTCTCGAATTGCCGCCTCTCGATCCCTAGGTAATTACAACCGAGCGCCTTTATCATCCGGGCGTGGCTGATGTACTCCGTATCGTCCGAGAGATCGTACCTAGAAACGTTCTGTATAGTCCTTGCGTGCTTCTTCACTAGGTTGAACACCTGTTTTTGCTGGAGCCTCTCTTTTTCCGTAGGCCCCCGCATGGCTTGTATAGCCTCCGAAAGTTTCTTTTCTTGTTCCTCCATTATGTCTTTGATTATAAGCCCTTAGTCCTGTTCCCTGCCACCAATAGGTGAATCGTCTCTTAACGTCATCTATCGTTTTTAGCGTATCGCCTTCCCCGGTGGATACCATCCAAGCGAGGAAGTTATCCAGCTCGCCGGGAATGAGGTCATTGAAAGCGACGCTCAATCCTGATATCTGGCAAGCGTATCTGCGCCATTCCTCGTCCCCCAATAACTCATTCTTGAAATTCTCGAAAAGCGTCTCACGCGTATTAAGACTCTCTCTATTTTTATTTCCTTTTCTTTCCTTTATAGGGTTTGTGCTTACATTAATGTCATTATTGCTTACATTAACCTTATTATTGTCCACATTAACTAGTAGGTAAGGATAATTAGATGAATCTTTTCTTCTTTTTATAGCCTTGAAATATCGCTCCTGAATACCTTTGCTAGTTAGAACACTTACCGTGCTAAACAGAGTCTGTTCAAAGAATCCCCACCTAACCAAGCGTGTTACTATCTGCTCCAGTAATTCTAAGCTAATGCCGGGTAAACCTCTAAGCAGTGACATCTTTAACGCATCATTCCACAATATGAAATACCCATTTCGGTATATCGCACAAAGCAGCTTTATAGCGGTGATCTCACCCTTAATGCCAAATTCACCCGATATTGAGCCTATTTTTTCATCAGAAAAGAAATCAACATCGAAAGGGAAATAGTCTAGCCCTTCTTTATTTGGTCGTGCCATGTTTATTTCTCCATAATTTAAATTCTTCCATTGTCATATTGCTTTTCTGTAAATTACATTTCTCACATAATACTTGAAGATTGTCCAAAACTGTAAAGCCTCCTCTTGATACAGGAATAATATGATCTATGCAGAGTTTTTCAGAACATCCACAAACAGCACAATATCTACCGTCTCTTTCAAATACTTTTCTTTTTATACTGTCATTTAGTTTCATGGCCTCTTCACGAATTGCATCTCTCATTCTTGAGCTTATTCCATGATTCTCTGCAAAAAGATATATTGCTCTGCCACCGATTGGAATGCGCTTTACTATTGTTCCATCAAGTGCATAAATGATATCATGCTTAATTTTGAATTTTCGAAGTTTATCGCAAGAAGGCATCATTTCATTAATTATATCCCCATCTTCAGAATAAAAGGATACTATCCGTTTCCCTTTAATAGTCTTATTTAACATAGATAGCTCCTTGGGGGTAAGCTTGCTTAGTCCTCTTTTCATACAGTTATCTAAATGATTATTATAAAATAGAGAGGATTTATTATCCTCTCCCATATGTTATTTCTCTACCTCCGATACATTCAATCGTGTCGGTTGCCTCAAATCGTGCCGATTGTATTAGATCAAGCCACGCTTCGCACTCCGAGAATGTCCGGGCTGCTTCCCACATTTCATTAGAAAAAAACTTACGAGAGAGCATAATGAAACCCTTATCCATATACTAAAAATCAAAATCCGGAGACTCGCCGCCCTGCAAGGACTTTAGTTTCTGGTCTACAAGGTGGTTTACATCCCATATATTTACAGGTTGTATTTGCAGGTTCTCCGCCATTTGCCTTGCTACTTCCTCGGAGACAGGATTTATAGCGTATATGGCCCCCGATGAGAGAAAGCGGGTGAAACCGGGCTGGTTACTTGTATCCGGAACGTCTACCCGAAGCATATTGGTACCGGCCACATTCTGTTCCGTACATCTTCCCGCTATCCTTGAATGGCCGAATAACTCGACCACGCACCATAAATCAAATTTCTCTTGTTCCATATTATTTTCTATTTTTAAAAGTGTTACAAAATCTCGTGGAGTTAGCTACCCGTCCAGCATCATGTATGATGCACCAAACGCATAGCCCCTTGTGAGGATGTCCGTTGGCGCAATCGCCACATTTCACCTTTTCTTGCTCGTCTTTCTTCTTAGCCATTTCAATCCTTTATGCCTTTCTGATCCCTCAAATCCTTTATTCGTTTCTTGTAATCTTCGATCATCAATTGGTAATCGAATGCCGAGAGTTTAGAGATAGAGTGCTTTTTCACCTCAAGCTCGTTAATTACTTTTATGCCATACTTATTTATCAAGCCCTTGGCATAACCGATGTTGTTGCCCTCGTCGAAACGGTTGCAAGACCTGCATTGAGCGTTGCAGTTTCTCTCGCTGTATCTGGTACCCATATGTGACCGGTTGACGAAATGTCCGCAATCTGCCTCTTTCCAATGCACGATCTTCCCACAGCTTATGCAACGGCAATAACCGTTGTTGTCAGCATCCCTTATTCTTATAAATACGGAGAATATACGGTCTAGTCTGTTCTTTAAAGAGGTTATGTTCTTTACTTTTCCCATGGATGTTTTCTTTTTTCGTTTATTAATAAGAATCCTGCCAAGATCACTGCTATAAGTCCGAGTATTGCGGTGATAAGGTATATGGCCATTGTCAAGTGATCTAAATCTTGTATTGTTCCCATGATTATATGTTTGTTATTCGTGGACGGTGCCGGGATCGAACCGGCCTCTTTACGTCATGCGCACTCCGTAACGTTTCATCCCGGAATACTTACCGCCCGAAATCCCCGCATATCCTCACGGGCGGCGGGGATAATCATTACTAAACTAAATCTAATACCATGAAAAACACACTAATATCAATATCAAACCTCTAGCTCTTCAATTAAGAGTTGTCCACATCCCATGAACCATACTTGGGAAGCTGGTGATTTCTGGAGCAAGGCGATCTCTATTGCGGCCTCCTTGAACTTGCTCTTGTCATGCCCGGCCTTTTGCCTGATGAAGGATTGCGTTCTCGTAATGAGATCCCCGTCCCCTTCCTTGGGATCACGGGTTATGATATCCTTGCACTCTCTCATCTTATCCTCTATTGATTTAGAGGTGTCAGACAATGATTTCTCTATCTCTTTTTTATCAATGTCAACAACTCTCTTATTGACATCCGCGTTGAACGGGAATACGTCCATGATCATTGTCTCCGTGACAGAGGCTATGGTGTAATCCGCCATTGTCCCCTTCATGCCTTCTTCTAGCACGGTTATGGCCTCTTTTAGACTAGAGGCTTGGGCAAGCATTTGTGCGGCGGTTTTCTTTTCCGCTCCGCTCTTCTCGTCCAGCGTGATAAAATAAACCTTGATCTTATAGAACCGATCACCATTCTCGTTGAAGAATAATTCGGATAAACGAGCTCGTTTAATGTCTGTTACCGTGAACTCACCCGTGATGAAGGGGCGGATCTCCTCGGTGATGCGAGCTTCCGCCTCCGTAAAAGACAGGGCGTCTACCAAGTAAGGCTCGGTTACTTTTTTCTGCGTGCCATTTTCCAGCATTTTCTCGTAAGAGACCTTGCACTCAAACCAATTTGTCATAACTTATTAATAATTAATACCATATTTCTTTCTTTCGTATTGTGGGATATACCCCTTGCAAGGGGTGTTCCCATTAAATAAGACCGACTCTGGTCTTACAGTTTCCCCTTCTTTTTTAGACGGGTATTTCCAATGCTTTTGCCGTTGATGGCAGAGGCAATGCTTTTTAGAGCAAGCCTCATTGAGGCATAATATCAGTTCTTTCATCTTGGATTATTTTCTCGAGTTTCTTTAGATCCTTTTTGGCTAATCTTACGGTATCAGCTATCCTTGGTCTTCCCTTGGAATCCACGTGTTCTAGGATAACTGATAGATGGCGGGACAGTGTTTTAATGAAAGACTCGGATAGCTGGTACCTTTTAACCATGGCCGTTATTTTTTATAAAAACCTTGGAACCTCACGATACCTAGATACTCGGGAGATTTCATTAGTCCGTCCCCCATGCCGCCCAACGTCTCGGCTCCCGGCTCGTCAAGGACAACCTTGGAGTCAATCTCCTTAGGTACACGGAAGCATATCTGTACGGGGAAATTCACCTTAGCGTCTCCCGTGATCACGTTAACCGACGCTCTTTGCGTAGCTGCCATGATCCGGAACCCAAGCGATCGTCCCTTTTGTAGCAACATCTTCAGATTCTCCTCCAATGACTTTTCACGACCGACCGTGCGTAGTTCCATTTTAGGCTCGAGGAACCCGAAGGCGTTCTTTCGCTGGCCAACCTCGACCATTTCCTTTATGTCAAGTTCCGTTCCCGATCGGGAGGACGCTACCGCGTCGGCGAACTCATCGAACACCACCAGCGTTTTCCATGATGCCCTCGATTTAGCCCTTTCCTGCATATCCTGTACGAGTTCTTTCATCTTGGCCTCTATTTCTTCTATATCATTATAGACCTTTATGTATTTCTCGGAGGAATAATTACAGAACTCGTATTTCGGATCGAAAATTACGATGTCCCGGATACCGGCTAAGCGGGCGTATTCTATCGTGGATATGATACACACGGATTTACCGCTACCGGTAGCTCCGCAAATCAAGGCGTGAGGCGTGGAGTTGTTATCGAGATCCCACACCACGAGCCTTCCGAAGTTATCCGTTCCTATGGGAATCCTCATGCCGTCGATATACTTCTTGTCCCAGTACAAGGACTTGGTTCTTTTCTTCGGTGATTCTATGGAGAGGTAGGATTTTCCCTCATACACCATAAGCTCGTTACCCATCCTTATGGATGGCACGTCCAGCGCGTTCGCTATGTCTAGCTTGTATTTCATCACTGTCGTGATCTTTGTCCCAGCGGATACCTCTAGCAGATACGTGTCTGACGAGTACCCGTTAATCTCCTTGGCCACGTTCACGATCACCCCGAATGTCCGTAGGATATGCTCTATTTTCTCGCTGTTTGTCATATTACTATTGGATAAATCATATTGAATGAATGAGGAAGCGTTCCTCTTGAACTCGGATATTACCTTGGGGTTTACCGATCCAAGGGAAGCGTCCCGTATTTTTTTCTGTCTCTTCGATATCAATTCCTTCTTTGACTCGGGCACGTTGAAATCATCGACCTCCGCTATCAGCGTCTTGGCCCAGAAATTATAAAGCTCGGCCCTGTCCACGAAGTTGTCGCTATCGTTGATCATGTACACGTAATCCGGATCGGACACGGCCTCTATCATCCTTTTTAGCGGCTCGTACAATATGGCCTCGTAAAGCTTCCTCGTGTCGTTATCGAGATTGATCACGAATTTCTTCAACTGGGAGGAGCCGTCCTTGTTTTTCGAGATCTTGTTCTCCACGAACCATACCTCGTCAACATTCTCCCCGAAGCGGGACTCATAGCACTTGACGTAGGTCATCGCCTGTTTCCCGCAGGTAAACGTTAGCTCCTCGTCATCGGTGAACTTGGCCCTTGACTTATGGTCTATGATGACCGTCCGACCGCTTTCCGTCCTTATCGCCAAGTCTAGCCTAGCGTGGCAGGGCAGGGGGATGTCCACCCCGTTTACCGTTACCCATTCCTCGCACCTTGATTCCACGGCGATTATCTCCTTGATACCGGAAAGATAGATATCCTTCTCCCCGTAGAAGTTATTGATAAGCCTCGTGGCGTTCTTGGTGGCCTCGATCTTGCATTCCTCTACGGTAGGTGTCGTTTTCTGTATCTTCCAATCATTCGGGTGTACCTCCTCTATGTATGAGAACGCTACCCTCTCCATTTCCGTGATCGGTATTATTTGCCCCTTGCGCTGTAGCTCCATGAAGAAATACTCCAAGGCCGAATGATAGGCGTTACCCGCTACCGTGCTGGAGGATGATCTGGATCTTTCCCGGTAAATCTCCCGTTTCTCGAACTCCTTCTCGTTCCGGGAGAAAGAGGCTACCTTGCTGTAACTCCAAGAGTCAATAAGGTAGTTTGATAAATGCTCCTCCAGCTCGGCGTTGGTATAGGATGAGTACTTGTTCATGGCATGTCCTCTTTGTTTTTGCCCTTAGACTGTCTCATCGCCTCCTTTTTTTGATCGACATCTTTCTTTGTCTCACGAATTGGAAGGATTAGATCGTTTACCGTGGTATCCCCGTCCTTTAACGCTTGTATGATCCCGATCAGCATGGCGATCTCGTCGGGGCCTATCTGATTGCTGGTCTGTTTGCCGCATAGCTTAATGACCTCCTCTTCCGTTATGGCGTATTCGTTCTTGAACTTGTTGATGATATTAGTCCTCGTTTTTAATATCTTGTCAGCGTCGGATAGATCCCCCGTGATGAATTTTTGGGCGGCTTGATAGACCCTGTCCACTATGGCCTTGGGGATAACGGCGAATACGGAATTGCGATAAGCTATGGAGTTGGCGGCGTTTCCCGTTACGGTAATCATGTCGTCTGAGTAACGTTTCCCCTTGCTATCCACTATGCTCCTGCGAACCTCGAACGCGGACGCTACGTTTGTCTCCAGATCCCAGCATGTACCCCTGCTGATGATCTGCTTGTCCGTTATCTGGATAACCTTGGCCTCTGTCCTGATATTACCCCAATTGGATACGATTATCTTGGCGAGGTGTACGGATGGGCCAGTAATAGGTTTCCCTCCTCTTGGCAAGGCGTAACTGCATGACCTTGCCGTGTCTTGATTCATCGTGGCCATTACCACGGAATTATCAATACTCCTTCTGATATCTCTAGGATATCTTTTTGCGGTCGCAACTTGTGAGTCCACGTTTGCTCTTTCAACCGCATCTGCCTGTAAAATTTGTACTTCATGGCTTTCTACTGGAAGTACCTCGTAACTGCTTGATTCCATGATTATTTATTTTGAATGATTTCCTTTACCAATATAAAGTGCTGGTTTCCCAATCTCGTTGATACCGATCGTCCTCGGATTCTGTTTCTTCCTCCCCGTCGTATTCCGGTTCACCGTCGGGGTCTTTGATGTAGATGTCTCTCATATATCTTTATTTGTAGGCCTCCGGGAGTCGAACCCGGCTATTCCCATGTTAGGGACGCTCTGCCGATAAGCTAAGGCCTTGAATTTATTCGATCTCAATAATCTCGAATTTTCCTTTCTTTATATATATCTTATGATTGTAGTAGTCTTTGACTATTCCATAATCGGAAACTGTGTTTATGTTCCCAGTGCAATCCTCAACATATGAGTTATTGCAAGCCTTGACCGTGGCAGAGCCGTAAGCCTTGACCGTGGCAGAGCCGTAAGCCTCGACCGTGGCAGAGTCGTAAGCCTTGACCGTGGCAGAGCCGCAAGCCTTGACCGTGGCAGAGCCGCAAGCCTCGACCGTGGCAGAGCCGCAAGCAAATGCTCTAGTATTAGATGCGTGTTCTTTTCTGGTATAAATGCCAGCTTCGCTTAACTCCTCTTCAGAGAAGTTATCTTCTAGGTAATTTGCGTCAATCATTTTAGATGTTCTAAAAACCCAAAACCAATTGCTTGTTATAGCCTCTAACAAGTCCTTTTTGCTTTTGGCGTTTAATCCCATCCTGTATCCATCTTGGCAAGCATTATGTTTTTTAGCCCGTTCAAGCAGATCTTCTTTTAATTCTTCGAATGTCTTCATTTTTTATCGTTTATTAGTTTAATGATATCTTTTCTTATCTCTATCAATTCTTCTTTGCTAAGTGTCTTTAATTCGTCTAGGATATCGTCCTTCCTCGATCGATTCGGTCTTGAAGGGGCTTGCACCACGTATATCACCCCGAAATCATTCCTCGTCTCCATAGCTTTTTACCGCCAATATCTTGATTATTACATATAATATGACACTGGCACCACCGAGTAAAAAGACCGCCCTTTTCAAGGGGTCCTCGAACCAGTAGCTTAACGCCAGTATAGCCGCCACTACCAATATCGCCATGAACGCCATTCTTAAAGTGTTCATCACTTGTTTAACGACGGCCTTGGATATCTCCTTTATCCGTCCTGTAATGCCATGTCCCATATATATTGTTGTTTTTAAAATTCGGAAGAAAGGCCTCATATCCTCACGGACGGAGACCTGCGTTGCAATTATGACTGATTTTCTGATTGAATAAGCACCCGTTAGGGGTGAAACGTGCTCCCTGCCGGGCTTGAACCGGCGACCCTAACATTATGAGTGTTGCGCTCTAACCAACTGAGCTAAGGGAGCGTTTGCCGGGGAATCCACCCCGGCGAGTTCTTAATTATTTAAAAATTCTTTTTGCCTGCCTCACGGCGGTATATTAAGGTCTTGGTTGAGAAGTGTATAATAATTAGCAATGTGATTTAAGCGTGGTAGCCGGGGGAACTCGAACCCCCTGTAACCCTGAATAATAATATAACTGGATAACCGGATTCTCACCGGACGCAAGCCTTTGTCTTACGGATATTGATATAATATGAATTTATTATGGTTCGCTACCTTCCCTAAGTAATTCCTAGGGTGGAATCCTTCTTTCTTTCATTGTGATCAAACTTGGTTATTAATAGGTCTATCGGTCTTTTTCGTCAACATCTTCAACCTCGCTCTCGAGATCGTTCTTGATCTCATTGATAGCTTGGATGGTATTGTCTGCGTTGATAATCGTCTCCTTATACTCGATCAATTGATTGATCTTACTCTTGTAATTTACCCCGTCGTCACCGAGGTTGTTTATCTCCTCGTGATATCGGATGTCGGCTAATACCTTTTGCTCCTCTACGTTGTTTAACGCCGAGTCAAGCGCTCTCATGATCTCTTGACTCCTTAACTCTGACAGCCGCTCTGTTTGTTTTTTACCCCTAAGGATAGAAAGGATCTTTTTCATACTCTCAATAATTTTGTTGTTTTTATTAAATGGATTTTATCGCTATGATTCACTATACGTAATAATCCTTTATCGAGGATTATTTGGTATGATTCCATCTGTTTCTTTAAGGAATAATCGTCTAAGCTTATATCGGGATTTCGAGATATCTCGAATCCATTGCCGATAAATCCTGTGCCAAGGATATTCCCTTGTAATTCATTTTCCATATTATTTATATATTTAATGTGCGTTCCCGCTTCCGGTCTCGCTCCGGAACCTGCGAGTCTTTGGCTCTCTTGGTCTGACAGCCGTAGGTCTCGATAAACAACTTTCGTTTATCGCTTTGGGTAGCGGATTTTAAGTCCACACCGTTTTTTTGGTTTATCAGTTATTTTTTCGTTCCCCGAAGTTTTCTTTAAGCAGTTTCTCCACCTTTGACTTTGAGGTATCATCTATTTGCGTTTTTTCTTTTTTAGAAGGATAAAAAAGAAATATAAATGCTATAACTAATAGCATGATATGAAATAGACAGTACAACCACAATGGCGAGGTTATTACCCACCAACTGCAATTGATATAATTTAAAACCTTTAAGATGCTAGCTACTAACATGGCCAGCAATGTAAATGATATAAATATGTATCTCATACTAATGTTGTTTATAGATTTGATCCCCCACAACCTCCAACGGTTTCGAACCCGAATGATAACGGGTGGGGGTATTTTTATTATAAGTAGATTCTTCCGGTTTATGCGTCACAGGTGCGATAAGACCATAAGCCGGAAGACTTGTTAATGTGGTCTCGTCTTTTTGGAAAAGAACCTTTCCTGAGCGAGCTTTACGTCCACTAGGATATATTTGCCATTTTGTTTTATGGCATCCCCGAAAATCCCCTTTTTCTTGTATCTCGCTATGGTGGATGTACTTACTTGGAGCAATTTCGCCAAGGAATCTAGTCCCCTAACGTATTTCCGGGATGGATCTTCTTCTTTTTGGTTGGCTAGCCTTGATATGATCAAGTCCGCTAGTTGTCCGGCCGTCACTTGGGTTGCCGGTAATTCCGCTATATTCTCCATATTGTTATTGTTATAATGTTATATTCCTCCCTCTACAGCCTCTAAAAGCCCTAGAGGATATCTCTATTCTAGCTATGGACCGGCACCTTTGCCTTGCCCTTCTCATTTCCAGATGAGAATCCACGCAAAGGATAAGTAGCAAGACGCACGCCACGGCTGAATGAACCATCTGTTGTATATTTACGTTAGCCTTTATATCGCACAGTCTCTCGCATAGCTTTATGGCCAATTCCCTTCCGTTCCTTACGCCAAGTATCTCGAAAGCCGTCCTTAGCTGGTTTATGATCGTATGCAACGACCTGTGTTTTTTCTCGGCTATCTCCTTTTTCTCGAATCCCACGGCGTAATACTGGGCCGTGTAATCACATTCCTCGGTTAACTCGGTGAATACCCTTTCCATGATCTGTCATGTTAAGCGTCTGACATAAACGATCCCTTCTTCCTTGTTTGATACGGAAGACCATTTTCTTCCCTCTCTATAATACTTAGCGTTTAACAGAGACACGTTATTTCTAACCGTCTCCAACACTTCTATAGGGAATGATAGTTTCTCAGATACTTTCATTTCTCTGATCTTTCTTTTGCTTTCCACTTTTTTCTGCATGATTTACATTTCCTTTTTATTTATAATAGCTCCCCTACAACCTCCAACGGTTTCGAACCCGAATCATAGACGGGTAGGGGAGTGTATCTTATGCGTTAGATAGACAGTTTGACACCGATACGGAAATATCCGTACTTCACTGACACGACGTAATATCTAACCTTTGTATATACATTATTAAATATGTAGACTCCAACATCGGAACTGATTAAACTACATCAGGAGCGGGGATCATCATCCCTTCCTGTATCTTCGCCTATCATAACCTTACCACCATACCTATATCTCTTACGTATATCCTCTTATGGGGATAAGGATTTTATTCAATAAGTCAAAGAACTCTTTTTTAGTGGCCCTTCCGGGATTCAAACCCGGGACCTGCGGTTTAGGAAACCGTAGCTCTGTTCGTCTGAGCTAAAGGACCTTATATTATTTTGGCATGTTTGTGCCATTTCGTTATTTCAATCTTTATCGTATCTTTGTGCGTGATTGATGATGCAAATATAAAGAGAACTTTATATATAACAAGTTTTCTTTATAAAAGAAACGTCGGTTTAAGTCTATTTAACAAGTTTGCTTTATATGAATGTTGAGAAATTGAAAAAGCTTTTCGAGTCGAGTAAGGATAAATACTCTGATTCTAAGGAGATTGGCACAACTTATCAGACGATGTATAATATAATTTATAAGGGAAGCGTCTGTAAAGTTGACTTGATGGAACGCATAGCGAACTTTTATCAAGTTCCAGTAGGATATTTTTTTGATGAAGAAAAAACTCCTACAGATCCTTTGTCTAGCGAAAGGCTTTTGTCTATCATTGAAAGCCAACAACGTACCATAGAGAACTTAACCAATAAATAAAGATCGCTTTGATACGTTCGTGCTATTGATACTTAAATCAAGCCTGCGTATCTTTGCCGTGATTGAATGATGATGCAAATATACAGAAAATAACTGTATATAAAAGTTTCTGCACAGTTATTTTCTGTGTATAAACATTGTTTAACATTGTTGCCTTGTGTGCGTTAAATACGAGTAAGTATGGAGTTGAAGAAGTTTGTTAGTGAGACATTGAAAGAGATAATAGCTGGCGTTAAGGATGCTCAGGAGTTTGCGGCAAAAAATGATGCTTGTATAAACCCTAATCAATTTGGGACTCTTGTAACGCCAAAGAATATATTGGATATGGGGGATGGTACTGTATCTATTGTTCAGCCTGTTCAGTTCGATGTGTGTGTTACATATTCTAAAAAGGAATCTGGAAGATTAGGGATAGAAATAGTATCTGGAGGTAGAGAATGTATAAATGGGGCAGAAAGTAGGATAAAATTTTCTGTAGCGGTCTCTCTTCCAAGGATGAAACCTAATTATTCCACCAGTGATCCTGATTTTGGGATTTTAGAAGGTGATAAAAGAAAGTGACAGCAAATATTATTGCTATGATAATAAGGATGATATATAATATTCCGATCGTATATACCAACTCTTTAATGTGTAGCATTTCGAGGTACTGTATGATTTCTTCCATGATAAATAAAACGACTGCTCCAAAGTTGCGGTTTGAAGTGAAGTCGCCAATATATTCCCTTGCGGGAGATTATTAATCTGTATGGTATCATCCGCAACTTGATACGATACAAATATACAGAATATTACTGTGTATGCAAAATATTGAATAGATATGATGGGGCCTAAAGAAATTTTGGAATGTATATTATCTAAGGAAGGAATAACTTATGCTCAACTTTCAAAGGATATGGGTTTATCAAGACCTCAATCTCTTTATGACATAAGAGATGGTAAAGTTAAAAGAATAAGTGAGAATTATGCTTCTAAGATATTGAATGCGTATCCTCATTATAATAGGGTGTGGCTTCTTACAGGTGAAGGTGATATGCTAACCTCTGACGTTCCACCCGCACGATCAGTGGATATCCCGGAAGAAATAGGTGACGGCTTTAATCCAAGGGAACTGCTAGATATCATACATGATCTAACGGCGCAAGGCAAGCAAAACGCGGAGGCGAACGAAAGGAACAGCCGGAATATCGAGAAACTCATAGGCCTGTTGGCCGAGTCGTTGAAGCAAGAGAGAGACGATAGGTCCGGGAACCGGCAAGGAGAGAAAGATTCTGCTTAATAACATGTGAGTGTTGCAAAACAAACTTTTTCGCTGTACTGTTTAATTATTACCTTAAAAAATCTAATTAATATGGTTGGTGATTATGACGATAGAGTAGAGCAGATAATTCGGCTGGCGGAAGATTTGTTTTTAGAGAAAAGAAAAGTGGTAATGACGGTAAGAGTGTATAACCGTGGTATAGCGAATCCTGAGATATCCAAGCGATGCCTTTATGTCAAGCGTGGGAATGTTGATTCGAGCGAATTTTCAACATAGAGATATTAAATATGGAAATAAGTCAAATAGATCAATAAGAAACGCCCATGTCAGAAAAAAACACGGGCGTTATACTTTTTGGATGCGACAAATAGAACTATTTGGTCCTTTCTAGTAAGAGTTTAGATACACGTACTTGTAACTGCTGCAACTCAAGATTGCTCAACTCTTCCAGATCTACATTTGCAATCTTTATTTTCTTATTGCTCTCGTCAAAGGAATTTTTCCTTTCCTCCAAAAGAGCGGTTACTAACTCATCTATTTGATCTTTGATTTTCTCTCCTTTTAACTTGTAATCCGTTGTTCTTGCCATAATATTAGTTTTTAATGTTATTTATTTTCAATGAAATCTAGCTGATATCCTAATGCGTCTCCTATCTTGGACAGGATGTCTATACCAGTGCTGTATTTACCTGTCTCTATCCGGGCGATGTTTCCCGGCGCTAGGCCTGTAAGTTCAGCTAGTTTGTACTGTGATATCCCGGCCTCTGTCCTTATCTGGGCTATTCTTTTACCTATTCTTTCTCTATCATTCATCTTGCTCGTCCTCCCAATCGCAATAATCGCAATACCAGATCGCCGCTGGCTTTAAAATATCTTCTATTATCATATCCCTGTCAGCTATTTTATCAAGCGTCGCCGAGTAATGCAACGCTATTATCATTCTTTCTTTTAGTCCGAATTTGTTGGTATTCGAGAAATTGAAGGATAGTACATCTTCTTTTAATACGACATCCTCTTTTAGGAATACCTCCATCACGCTTGCGGAGCGTGTATGTAAGATGATATTTCTCCCATATAAGGGATCCCCGCCTTTTTCGTGGCCGGAGCCTTCGACGAAGGCGAACTCGGGAAGGGTCAAGGATATATTTCTCATATTAATAAATAACATCATTTATAAGTTCCGGATCAGCCGCTAAATCAACCACTCCCATTATCTTATCGGTCATTGATCCGGTTGGATATACGTGGCTACTGAAGCGATATTTTATCCCTCCGTAGTAATAATATCTACTTTCCGAGATATTGCTCTGTATCCTTTGGCAACCTTCTTTTAGCAAGAAGGACTCAAACTCGTCTATTTTCTTTTTTAAGGATAGAAAATCGTTGACATTTGTAAGATAGCTCTCGAAAGCTTGCTCAAATGAAATGTCGCCGTATGTCCTTTTGAAATTGGCATTAGGGGTTATGCCGTCACGTCCTTTTGAATTATTCTTGACGAAAAGCTCGAATAGTTTTCTAGTTGTCATTTTCTTGATGCCGCTTATCCGTTGCCGCCGGTTCTATTGTTATTTTGATATTGCAAATATACTATCAAATTTGATAGTATGCAAGTTTTTCAATGATTATTTTTTATGCTCTATGGCATATTTTCTTTCTCTTTTTCCTCCAGCACTTTTTTAAGCTGATATAGGCTCAAAATATCATACTCAAATGTCGGATTGTCCCAATTTTTTCGGACAGAGTTCGTTTGGACAGAGATAAATTTTCGTAAGTCAAAGATATATTGACATTGTGACAGTCTTATCTCGTTAAATGTAATCTCGTAGTTATCAAACCACGCAAGCAGTTTTTTTAGTTCCTCATTCATGATATATTCTTGTTTTTTATATAAGATGCTTGTTTATATCTTATCGAACTTGCTCATCTCGTCCTCCTTCAGCTTGTCCACTATATGAGTGTAAGGTCTCATGGCCTTGAGGTCGTTGTGCCCTGTCCATCTCATGATGACTTGAGGGGGGATGCCTAGCATAAGGGCGTTGACGACAAACGTCTTCCTTGCGACATGGGTAGTAAGCCGTTCCCACTTGTGGAATGTCTGCTGTATTCGCTTGTTGCCCTCGTACCATACCTCGGTTATCTCGGAGTCCAGCTCCGCCATCTTGCCGAGATCCTTTAGATGCATGTTGTATTTCTGATTGGACAAGACCGGCAGCGCCTTCCCGTTCTTGAGCTCGATGTCTTCGTATTTCTCAAGTATTGATTTGCTGTACTTGTTCAACTCGATCTGTATGTTGTCGCTGTCCTTCTGTGTCACGATGTCAATCTTCCCGTTAATGATATCCGTCTTCCTTAAGTTATATACGTCGGAGTAACGGAGACCGGTGAAGCAGCAGAAGCAGAATACGTCACGGACGGTGGATAACGTCCCTTCCTTTATATACATATTATATATACGCATCAGTTCCTCCCATGTCAAGTATATGACTTTCTTCAGCTCGAAGTTCGCCCCTTTAAGCCTTGGGCTGAACCTTCGATAGTCCTTTCTCGTGTTGTATCCCTTGTCGTCGGCCCATAAAAGGAATTGCTTTATGAAGTGGAGGTACTTGTTCAACGTGGTATTCCTTATACCCTTGTATTCCCTTAAGAACTCTACGAAGTCTTGCAAGGTATCCTCCGACAGGTCATCGAACTTGATCTGTGGATTGAACTCCTCCAGAAGGTGCATGATAGAGTTATGTTTGTAGTGCGATGTCTTCGTCCATGCGTTCTGCCTCCCTACCGTATCGATAAACTCCTTGTAGATATCGAACAGGGATATCGGCTTCCTCTCTTCCTCTTTTACCCGGCCTGTCGCAACCTTGAACTTTTCCTTGATATCGTTGGCGCTAGGCATCTCGCCCTCTCTCTCGTATTGGCGGAATATGTTTTGCAATGTGGCACGTATATCGTCAAGATCGGAATTTATCTCGGAAGAGCTTTCCCCGGCCTTGTTGAAGCATCCGTTTTTAACGATGCCCTTCTCCGGGACGAACTTGCTTGCGTCTATCCTATGCCCCGTGAAAAACGTTATCCTGTTCCGGTTGAACGTAACCATGCATCGGATAGGTACGTTCTTTACGATCAATAACCCATCCTTCTTCCTTTTCTCTACGTCAAACGTTATGCTCCTCTTTATTTCCATGATAAAAACGTGTTGCGTGTAACTACGCGAATTTACACGCAAAAAACATGACATCATATGACATAACATGATATTTAGTGACTGTTTAAAAACACATGAAATCGTTGAACATGAGCGCATATGATATTGTTTGATAATGTATGACAGTATAAGTTATGGTCTCTCCATCTCCACGGAATGAAAAAAGGTCTTACGGATTGTCCGTAAGACCTTTTTTCATTCATTGTAAACCCATTTATAAGGAGGTGGCGGTACGTATGGACCAGCCTTTTGATGGGGTAATATATCAACCGATTTGACGATTACGTTATTACCTTTCTGGGTACAAACCAGACATTTTGAACGTAATTTCCTTTTAGCCATGTTGAAGACGATATTCGGATTGAAATGAACTCCGTTTATACGAGTCTCAAAATGTAAATGCTCGGTAGTAGCCCTGCCGGTACGTCCGGTTAAGGCGATCGGTTGTCCGGCGAGAACACGATCTCCGGGTTTAACCAAGTTCTTGGAGTTGTGGCTATAGATCGTTTCCAGCCCATTATAATGGCGGACAACGATAACGTTGCCATAGGCGGCGAATGGTTTCGCCATTCTGACAATACCATCGAAAGCAGACACGATCGTATCGTTGGCACAAGTCTTGATATCTACTCCGGAATGATGTCTTCTCCTTCCCCCGTAAGGAGAGATCACGTTTCCATTAGGAAGGGGAAATGCGTATTCCCCGGCGGGGATCAAGGATAAATCAATAATTTCCGTGTTATTCTCATCGAATAGCTTGGGGTCCTTGATCGCTATCTGGCTTTTATCACGGGGCGTAAAGGCTTCCGTGATATCTTTTCTAGGAGAATGGCAAACCGCTAGCTCCGGAGCTTCCGGCAACATGAAATTGAAATCCATGACAGGAAGAGGAATATTCGCCGTAGGGAAATCCATAGTCTTGGGAGGGGCCGGGCGTGGAGCAGGCTTTTGCGTACGGCAAGACGCAAATAAAATTAGCGTAAGAATGAGTATTCCATTGTGTATTTTAGATGCCAT